TCTTCTGCTGCTGATATTAAAGCCGTAATTTCGCAACTTGAAGTTTTAAAAGGCAGAGCCAGGCCAGGGTCTTCAGCCTTTGCTCAAATTGCAAAAGATATTGATGTTTTGCAGGGTCGATTAAAGGAAGTCAACATAGAAGTCAAGAAATTCAATGCTGGCTTCGAGACCACTCAACGCCCTGCGATGAGTCTTGAAAAAATTCAGCGACAGATTGGTCGATTGTCTGAGGGAATGAAAACCCTTAATTTTACGAGCAATGAATACCTTGAAACTCAGACCAGAATTGCTTTACTTGGCCAAGTCCAGAGTCGTTCGGTAGGTAGACAGCAGGTAAGGGCAAACGCCGAAATGTTCAGTAGTGCTGCATTCCAAAATTTCGCGCAGGGACCAGCTGGAAAGCTTGGATTGCCTAACACAGCGGCAGCTTTAAATCTTGAAATTTCTGAGCTTCAGACTCAATTAGCCAATACGACTCCAGGGGAGTCTTATAAAAGAATTACCCAAGAAATAGCTTCAAAACAGGCAGACTTAAACAAAATTCTTAATAGTACGGCTGACGCTTACGACAGGGTTGCGGCTGCTCAGTCTGCGTCAACTCGTAGAGCGCAAAAGATCGCAGACCAGCAAGAATATGCGCGTAGTTCAGGTCTTGCCCCTGGGGCTGGAGGCTATCGGGATCCAGAAACCAACGCAATAATTGCGGGAGGAAGCGGCAACATTGCGAGCAGAAGAGCTTATAGACAAAGGGGGCAAGCATTCTTGGATTCGATAAACCAAGAAGCTCAAGGATTGCGGCAAACTTTAGCTCTGCCTGCTGCAGGCGGGACAACATCAACTGGTCCTGGTATGGCCAGACGGATAGGTGTTGGGAGGGAAGTGGTTAGGGGCGTCCCAGCTGTAGACGTGACATCTCCCGCTGTAGGGATGAGCGAGCCAATCAAAAAGCAAGCCAATGCGTTAAGAAAAGCTGCCACTGCATATAAGCCATACAACGCAGAGATCAGGAAAGCTAAAGCCGCAAACAATGGAAGTATTTCTGGAATAAATAACCTTAGAGCCGCTTTGGAGAGAAAGCGCAACGAGCTGCCTACGACTACGGCTGCATTTAAGCGTTTAACCCAGCAAATTGAAAGCCTTGACAGGCAGGCGGAAAAAGCCAGCAAGCGGATGAGTCGCCGCAAGTTCTCACCCGGCAAAGCAGCCCAGGTTGCTGGTGCAACAATCTCAGGCGGCATCTTCGGTGGACCTGAGGGATTCCTTGGTGGCGCAATTGGCGGTGCAGTTGGTGGCGTTGGTGGGTCTTTTGCTGGTGCTGCACTTGGCGCTCAGGTAGGTCAGCTCAGGCAAACGCTTGGTGGGTTTGCTGAATACGCGGCAGGCATAACAAAACTTAAGATTGCCCTCAAAGGCATCACCGATGACGCATATAGCTACGGACAGGCTCTGCAGGCAGCGGCTGATGTCACAAAAGAATTAAATGTTCCACAAGAAGTTGCTATCAAGGGAATCACTCGACTTACCGCAGCAGTAAAAGGCGCTGGTGGCGGTGTTGCTGATGCGGAACTTGCATTTAAAAATATCACTGCTGCTATTACGGCCACTGGCGGTGGGGCAGAACAAGTTGAAGGAGCCGTAACTGCACTCGTTCAAATTTTCTCAAAGGGCAAGGTCAGCGCAGAAGAAATCAATCAAATTGCAGAAAGATTGCCCGGTACGTTCAACAAGATTGCTGAGGCATCAGGCAGGACCGGGCCAGAACTGACAAAAGCCTTGCAAAATGGCGAGGTTGGCCTGAACGACCTGATGAAGTTTTTGGTTCAGCTAGGCGGCGAATACGGCGAATTGGCTAAAAAGATCGCGGGGTCTTCCGAGTCTGCTGGAGCAAGATTAACAGTCGCATATAACAACATGCGGATTGAAATAGGTAAAGCTCTTCAGCCGGTTGGCGCTGAGTTTCAAGAAGCATTTGCTGATTTTATCGAAAACATAACACCCGCGCTTCTTTCGACTCTGCCAAAGCTTGGTCAATTGTTCTTGTCAGTTGCAAAAAATTTAGACGTACTCGCCGCTGCTGCGGTAGCTGCAGGTTTAGCTCTAGGCGGCCTTGCAGCCAAAGTGGCAATAATAAAAGCAGGCTCCATTGCGGCTTTGTTTGCAAAAATTGCGACAGCCGCATCATCGGCAGGAATTGCGATAAAGGGGATGTCTGCAGCCGCGCTTCTTAATCCTTGGGTTCTTCTAGCTGCGGGGGTTGCAGCTGCAACTGTTGGCGTGGTCAAGTACTACCAAGGGCAGAAAGAATTAAATCAACTACTGGACGAGGGCAAAGGTAGCACTGAAACGATAAAAGAAAAAATGCAGGAATACAGGGATGAAATAACAAAAGCTAGGAACAAGCTGAAGGGCATAAATGGAGAACAAAAAGCCACAGGCCGTCAAGCAAACAGTTTGAAGAAAAAAGTTGCAGAACTAAGAAGCGAGCTTGAAAGGTTAGATGGCACCTACACGATCAGGATTAAGTATGAGAACAAAGGCTATAAGTATGACGAAAAAGGCGAGATGGTGGAGTTTACCTCTGGAGGTATAGTTTACGGCGGACCGAAAGGAGCAAGAGCAAAAGCCTTGCGTAGAGTAGATGGCGAACCACTCAACAGTTCGACGGTATTTCCAGGTCCAAAAGATGGCGAGGATGAGGACAAGTCAGGAAAAGGAAGCGCCAGGAAGTCGCGACTACCACAGCTTCAAGATAAGTACGACTCGATCATGCGATCTAGTCCGATCTTAGAGATACAGCAGAGGCAGATTTTCAATACAGTCGCCTTGGCCCAAGCGGAAGAAGATAAAAACAGAGAACTCGTTGAAACCATAAAACTCAACTTAATAAATCTTAAATTTGCCGAACAAGATCTTCAGGTTCAAAATAAATACTTAGACGCACTAGCGTCTGCGAATAGGGTAGAAAACGAAGCGGAACGTGAAAAAGCAAAAGAGATTGCACAGGCTCAAAAATCTTTTGACCTTGAAAAGCTAACAAATGCGTCACTTGGCGAAAAAATTCTTCTTATGAAGGAAATTCAGTTTGAATCAAAGAGGATCGCCAAAGCATCCGAAGACGAGCTTTTTAACCTTCGCGATCAGCTCGGGCTGGTCGGCAACCAAGAAAAGATTGACAGATTCAGGCAGTCAAGAAAAGACGCAGGAGATCCAAATGCTGATCAGCAAACCGACCTGTACCGCCAAACAATAGATCCCACATTGGCGGAAGGCTTAAGTCAAAACATTGCCAAGACGAAGAAAGAATTAGACGACCTAGTTAATCCAATTAATCAAATCACTGGCGCAGCAAACGCTATTGGCGGGGCATTTTCGCAGTCGTTTACGGATGCAATCAGTGGATCAAAAAGCGCAAAAGAAGCATTGGCTGATTTCTTCAAGAGTGTTGGCAGTTACTTCTTGGATATGGCGGGGCAGATTATTGCAAAGATGGTGACAATGGCGATTCTGAATGCTGTTGTCGGGTTGCTGCCTGGTGGCCCCCCTGGTGGCAGTGGGTTTAACCCCAACGCACCAAGCATTACAGGTAACTCGCTCGGAGACTTTGGTGGCGGGTCTTTTGGTGGTTTCAAGGCAAACGGCGGCCCAGTCAGCGCAAACACGCCCTACATCGTGGGTGAACGTGGGCCTGAGTTGATGGTTCCATCCACCAGCGGCATGGTGCTGTCTAACAGCGAAACCCGTCAGCAGCTAACGCAACAGGATTCTGCAATGCGTAGCACCGAGGCTACCCGTCAGCAGCTGAACACGCAGCGAAACACAATGATCACCAACAGCACCCGCGAAACAGAACGCATGTCCGAAATGATGCTGTCTAATCCAGATCCGATTGATGTTAGGTATGAGTCCACCGTTATCAACAGCGTTGAGTATGTAACGGCAGCACAGCACCGGCAGGGAATGGCGCAGGCAGCCGAACGCGGCAGATCGCTAACACTCTCGGCTTTACAGGGTAGTGTTAAAACAAGAAAAAAAGTAGGACTTAGCTAATGAGCGCATTTGCCTTCGTCAACTATGCACGGTTTATGCAGGACTCGTCCACACCAACCGCTTACGCCTATCAAAATTTCTCAGTCAATCTAACGAGGGTGTATAGCGGAGTCACGTATAGTTTTCTGCCCTTTGCTGTTTCGACTGGTGCAGGCAGTAAGGGCGGCGACCGATCCGAAGCAGTGCTAGGCGCTGCGACAAACGAAATCAGCGTGAACATTTTTGCTGAAGCTGTTCAAAGCCGCTGGTTATTGGACTTGAAAACTGTCAGTCTCGATGTGACGGACTTCAGTGATGTTGCACTGATTCGATCTGAGCTTTGGCGTGTCGCTAGTTACGACATGGATACAGAGAAGGTGATGCTAAAACTAACGTCACCGCTGGATGCTGTTGCATCTGACGTTCCAAGGCGTGTCTTGAACACAAAAATCGTTGGTGCGTTGCCAACATCTGGTTCGTTGGTGGTCAGCTGATGATTGATTGGAAGCCTTGGGTTGGCCTGCCTCACGTATTCGGGGAGCATCCGAAGCACGGTCGGGGCGCTGATTGTGTGGTTATGGTCTGGGCGATATTGGATTCAGTTGGTGTTTATCACCCGCCATTCAATTACAAGTGGATGGAACTAGCAACTGCTGGTGAATGGGAAGAATTGCAGGCGCTATGGAACGCAGCAACAGAGGTATTGCCAGAAATGGAAGAGTATGCAGTTTGCATGTTTGAAAATGGCGCAAACGGTC